CAGTCATATTAGCAAGCTTGACTCGCTTGAAAGGCTCATCGCCGTTCTTACCGTATGTTCCCCAAGTCACCGCTTCTCGGATAACAGAATGAGAATCATCTGTAGTCACAGTAATCAGCTCTTCGTCGCCGTTTATAGAACGCCTGATATAAGCACAACCTCCATCCAGCATGTATTCTTTGCCGTTGGCATCCTTGTGAGTCACATAGTCGTGACGGTGGAGCGACTCAAGTATTGTACCATCAGGTGTTTTCAGTTGACTGCTTAGTATTTCACTCATGACCAATCCCCATCTTCAAACAAAAGTTCCTTTATCAGTTCAGCTAAGTACCACTGAGCTTTCTGAAGGTCTTCTACTGGCTTACCTTTGTAGTCATATCGCCAGAGGTACTTCATGCAGTTACCCTTGAGATAGCCGTTGAATGCTTCCTCAGACATAGATGCTTGGATACCTTCAATACATTCTATCGACCCCGTGTTGTAGTGGTTGGGGTTGTTGACAACATCTTCTTTTGTTTCTTCGTCAAACTCATAAGGCTCAGAGTCAATGCTAAGCCAAGCTGCGTCTTCCTTTCCCCAGCGAGCTTCATACTCCAACCGCCCCCTTTGGGCAAGACGCTGCTTGCACCACTCTGTTTCCTTCATGCTCTTATCAAGCTCTTCTTCGGCTGCGTCAAGATAAACCTTCATCTGCTCATCCACTGTAAGTTTCTTTACATCCCAGCAGTCCCCAAATAGGTCTACGTCTTCTTTGTAAGCTGTCTGCGGTGCGGGCTTTGTGCCATCATGTACCCAGCTAAAGTTTAAACGCTTCTGATACTCCTCAAAGGTAGGCTCCCCTGTTTCTCTAACTCTGTCCCAGTCTTGCGGGGTTGCGTCATTAATGCTCATCTTTAAAGTCCTCTCTGTTCTTTGCGGTAATCCAGTTGTCTGGTATGGTCTGTTCACTAAACCATCTAAAGTTGTTGGCTGATGCCCACTCTCCATGTGTACGCCTCGTGCCGTCTTTACGTACCTTGGCGGCTGGCATAGGAGAGTTAGGGTTGGCAAACAGAAACACTAACTCAACATCGTCTGGAAGAACCTTTGCTATCCAGATATACTTAGAGTATTCTGCACTGTCCCAGAAGCGACCCTTTGCTTCGAGCAGTATCTTCTTGCCTTCAATTTCTTTAACAAAGTCTGGCTCGTACTTGTGACTAATTGTGTACTCAACCTTGTCAACGTGAAACTCCCATGCATCTAGGATACCGGAGTGAAGCTCGTATTCCCAGTTAGAGTCGTAACCCTTAATCAAGTTCTTCTCAACGGGGCGCTTCACCCTCGGCTTCCTATATCCTTTGCGTACTTTCTTCATGTGACTCCTTTCGTTTAACGCTGCATCATTTTCCATTCAATGTCTTCATGGCTTACATCCTCAACCTGCTTCTTAGGAAAAATCTTAATTAGCTGTTTGATTTTGTTGCTCAACCACTTCAATGTATAGAAGCTGGTGTGGACTGTACCCCTAGCCCAGATGTGAGTTTGTTCTGGAAGCATTTCTCTGAAGTTATCTTTGTTAATCTTAGAAGCCTCCTCAGTATCAAGGAGGCTTTTAAGCCATTCAACCTGCAATGTTTCTGCATGTTTTTTTATACGCTTAGACTTTGTTCGGTTCATAGTATCTCATCTACCTTGGGTTCGACTACTACCTCTGTTAAGTATTTATAGCCTGTGGAATATCTAAAAGTTCTCAGGCCGTTACCGTCATTAGAATCTTTGTGGCATTCATGCTTATACTTACACCACGTACATCCTTTAGCTAATTGCATGTTTCCTTTCTTGCCGTCAGGGGTAGGATTATAACACAGTTTAGGTGGAATGTTAAGTTCTAATTCGTCTTTTAGTGTAATAATTGTATTCTCTATGTTGGGCTTGTCCAAGTCATCTGGAACAAACATACACAGCTCACCGCTTTCTTTGTTGATAACAAGGAAACCACCCTCGTCTGTTCCTTCTGCCTTCTCATAACCAGCAAGCTGTCCAAGGTAACCGAAGGGGTCGTCAGATGCTAACGTGCCTAGCCTAAACTTGTTGAAGGCAAACTTGGAAGCGGACTTAACATCTACTACCTGACCGTTAATCTTACAATCCATGTGGCCTACAACACCTTCGACTGTTACTTGCTTCTGCTCATCGGTGACGTTGTGTCCAGCCATCCTTACAAGCATGAGTACAATCTCTTCTAACACATGACCATAGAGAAACTTAATCTGTGTTGCACCGTCTACACTGCCACGCCCTTTAGGGTCACGCTTCTCAAACCACAACTGTCGTGATGGCTTACCTACGTTGGACATTCTAATGTTGAAGTTGGTGTCTCGTTTACGTGGTGTTGCCCAACTAAGGATAGCTTCTTTCATTGCAACCATTGTAAGGTCAAGCGCCTCCTCCGTTATTGGAAGAGGCTCACCACCTGAAAGTTTCTCAAGTAACTCATAGATGTCAGGGACTAAAGTATTAAGCGGCTTCTGGTTCATCTTCTAACTCCTTAAAGGCTTTGATTACATCTGAGGAAAATAGCTTCTGTAAGTTTAATAGATACATTTGACTGGCTCTATTGTCACCACCTGATACTGTTTTAAAACTGTCTAATCGTTTAACAATTTTTCTTAATGTGTTTGTATTGAATACAAGTGTACAGTATTCTTCATCACCAATACATAAGTTGTGAAACCAATAGTCAGATTCTGTTGCATCAATACCCGATGGTTTACCATAGGACTTATACTCAATGGCGATGTTACCTGTCTTCATCCACATCCCACGCTCTGACTTAACTTCTATCTTCTTGTTGGTGAGCATGTCTGCAATCTTATCTTCACGTATCTCGCCGTACTGTAGGTCGAGGTCGAACTTCTTTCTGTCTGCTTTAATGGGTTTCATGCCAGCCATCTCCGATATTGTAGTCACCATCTAGGGGACAATTTAATTTTAAGTTTATACCAGCTTGCACAATTGCTTGAACACCTAGTTCGCCTACTTGTTTTGCGTCTGATTCTTTACACTCAATCTGCCACTCATCGTGGACGTTGGCTACAAACTTAGCAGTCAACTTAGATTCTTTGAAGTAATCATCAAGGATAACCAGCGCCTCCTTCATTACGATTGCTCCAGCACTCTGCAACAGTGTGTTGAGTGCAGCATGTTCAGAACGTATAGCTAACTTACGACCGTCTAACCCTTTGAGGAATCCCTTTTTACTTTCTCGTTGTACTCGTTGGACAAGAGATTTAAATGATGGTAGACTATCAAGAAACTGGCTTCGCATTTGTCTGCCTCTTGCCTTACTTTGTCCAGCCACTGTCCCAAGCTTTGCATCTCCAGCTCCGTAGAGGAGGGCATATATGAAAGTTTTCGCCTGATTTCTTGATTCAAGTCCTGCAAGTTTTTGGTTAGCTGTGTGTATGTCTCCGTTGAGAATTTCATTTGTGTATGCCTCATCGTTCATGTAGTGAGCAAGCATTCTAAGCTCTAAGCCTGAAGCATCAATGCCTACGAGTTTGTTACCAGTCTCTACAGTCCAGCAAGCTCTACACTCTTTACCGTAAGGTGAGTTGGAGCTAGGTATCTGTGCCATGTTAGGATGGCTATGTGTCATGCGGCCCGTCACTGCACCGTTAGGATTAACATAACCTCGAACCCTGCCGTCATCCTCTACTGTCTTGAGCCAACTGTTTACCTGAGCTAAACGCTTCTGAAGCATTAGGTAAGTAGAAATCAGCGCAGCTTCTGGGATACCTTTAACTTTGTTTAGTGTACCTTCATCAACGATTGGCTGACCAGTAGGTGTAAAGTTCTTAGGAACCCAACCGGCTGCAATTAACATATCACCAATCTGTTTACGAGAACCTAAGTTGAACTCAGTATATGTCTTGCGGGTTACCGGCTTGTCAGTGTTGAGCATCGCTGTCCACTCTTCGTCTGTAAGCCTGACACCTTTGTCGTGTTGGTCTTTAGCTGTCTTAGCTATCGCACCGGTCTTAGTGTACTGAGGCTTGAGTATCTGTGTCTCAACCTTGGGCTTGACAGTCTCATGTACCTCAGATTCTGTAGCATCTAGCTTCTCTTGGAACATTGCAACCATCAGCATAGCTTTCTTTACATCTAACTTGAAGCCGTTGTCTCGCTGCTTATCTATAATCCAAGCAACGTCATGCTCTAGCTTAACTGCTTGTGGGGTGTAGCCCCTGCTCTCTACTCGAAGCTGCTGATATACCTTTGTGTTTAACTCTACATCACGCTGGCAATACTTGAGCATCTCTGGTCGGTAGTAATCCCATGCATCGTCTTGCTCACCGAAGTCACCCTTAGCAAACTTGAGGCGGTAACCCCAAGACTCTAAGCCGTGACCGCCTTCTCTAGGTGGCTTGAAGAGACGGGATAGTACCAAGGTATCTACAATCTGTTTGTCACTGAGGTCGATACCTGCAATCTTTTTAATGGCTGGTAGGTCATAGCCAATTATGTTGTGACCGATTAGTTTCTTAGCTGCTCTAAGTAATCCGTAACCCTCTTCGAGCTGAGTGTTGTCAAACGTAAACACATCCAATGTGTCTACGTCCTGAGCAACAATACAGTGTATCTTAGTGGGGTCAAGGCCGTCTGCTTCTATATCAAATACTAAGTTACTCATAGCTCATCTCCGTCAAAGGCATCATAGTTATCACCGTCATCTACTTCTTTAAGTCTGCCTGTTACTGAGTCGTAGTGTAGGCTACAAGCCAGTCCAACATCACCAGTGTATCTTGACTTCAGTACCCTGACCTTAGTGGTCGAAGCCTCTACCTCGTCATCTGATTGTTGGTTGCGCTCTAGTCCTATAACACAATCGCTTAGCTGAGCAATAGACTGTGAACCTCTAAGGTGTGAGAGTCCGGTTTCGATACCGTTCTCATGTCCCTTGTTACCTTCTACCCTACGGAGGTGAGACACAAGTATCAAGCCAGCACCTGTCTCTTCTACAAGAGAGCGGAGTCGATGCATGATACCATCAATAGCTTTGCGCTCATCGCCTTCCAATGCTTGAAGAACTAGCATGTGAAGGTGGTCAACTACAACCCACTTACAATCTAAACCTACAATCAAGTAGCGCAGCTTGCTGAAGATGTCTTCTAGGTTGTTGACACCAAGGTGAGCATGAATCCAAACCCGACCCTCGTTCTCTCCCATGAAGACCTTGCGGTAATACTGTTCGAGCTTCTCGTCACCTATCTGATTCTTAACACTGTCTAGGTGCAGCTTAGAGTTAGCTTCAACAGCCATGATACCTTCAGCAGTTCGCATCCAGTTCTCTTCAAGAGCCACGATGCCTACGTTATCTTTGGTGTTGTTGATGAGCCAGTGAGAAAGCTCTCTAGTTACAGAAGACTTACCTAGTCCAGTGCCGCCAGTAAGAGTAATTAACTCGCCAGCCCTCATACCTTCCAGCTTACCGTTAAGCCCAGCCCAAGGGTATGGAATGGACGGCAGCTTCTCTGAACGTAACCGCTTGTATTCGTCTAGCTGGGTAGACAAGTTCATAATCCCTGAAGGGGTGTAGACCTTAGCATCCCAGAAACAATTAACAAAGGAGGAATGCTTGCGCTCTTTGAGCATATCGTTAGGGTCTTTGAATCCCTCAGGCAGTGTCATCAGCTTAGCTTTGTTGGGGGTGAGGAGCTTAGCAATTGCTTTAGCTCCGTCCTTGCCCACTGCATCGCTATCGAAACAGATGACTACAGTCTCGAATGATTCAAGAAACTCTAGGCTATTCTTAACATCACGAGCACCTCCTTGTGCTCCAGACTTTATACTTACAACAGGCCACTTACTTCCGAGTAGTTCGTATGCCGCCATAGCGTCACACTCTCCCTCTACGATTGTAATAAACTTACCGCCTGATTTAAAGAGCTGCTCTCCGAACAACCCTGTTTCTTTAGAATCACCCTTCCAAGCAAACTGCTTGTTGAGCTTTCTAACTTTCGTTGCTACTTCCTCGCCCTTGTGGAAGTAGGGGTAGTGGTGGCTGGTAACCTGACCGTTGAGAGTAGTAGACTTAACGCCATACTTTTTGGCTGTCTCGATACTAATCTGTCGGTCAGTTAGGGCATTAAAACTAGAGCCACTACCGGCTCCTTGATACGCTGTGAAGTCCGTTACGGTATCTTGCTTAGGGGTTTGCACTTCCGTTGTGCCGTAGTTTTTAAAATACTTGTTGCAGCTAAAGCAGTAAGCTGACCCGTCATCGTTCTGACTGACTGGGTCGCTGCCTCCACATGAATCACATGGGAGATGGAATTTAACAAACGGCATTGCGTTACCTCAAGGTTAGGCTGCTACTTGAACTTCCATGTCATCGTCTTCTTCAGTGATAGCTTCATCCGTAAGTCTATCTTCTAGTAGGTCCTTAATGTAATTCGCTCCAGCTTGAAGCACTTGAATCTCATCGTTGGTGTTGTTAATCTTAACCATCGCTGACCGCAGCAGGGCAAAGTAACTCTGCCCCTCGTCATCCAGCTTGCTGATGTCGTAAGCTACATCACCCATTTTATATGTCATCATTAGATTGTTCCCTCCATCTCATCTTCTACATCGAACTCACCGCCATCGACTGAGCCGACAGACACTAAGTCTAATACCTGCATTGCTTGGAAGTCTAAACCCTTAAAGGTCTTGCCCTTCCATACAGATTCCCATTCCTTATATTGAATCTTAACTGCTGAGCCGTTACCGATACGCTCATCAATTGGATTCTTAGTAGAGTCTACAAGCTTAGGCGGCTGACGAATCATACCGTTAGGGCCATTGACTTTACGCTTGATGATGAGAGCTGGGCCTTCGTCCATGTCTTTAACTGTGTGACCTTGTGACCTGAAGGTTTGTGCAGTCTCTTCATCGACTACTAAGTTTACTGTGTACACTGGTTCGTAAGTGGTGTTCGGAGTTGTTACGCTTGCCCAGTATGCTGTTCCTGTTACAATAGCCATATTATCTTTCCTGTCGTTGGTGTAAAAGTGAGGTGGCATTATACCACAAGTTGTATTAGATGTGAAGCTTTATTTAAAATTATTTATAAGGGTGTAGTAATTCTGCAAAGAAACAAACTACAGCAGCGACACCCACTAGCCAGACTGGGCCGCCAATCAACACTAGCCCTAGCACTATCACTGCGGTTGTCAAGCGGCAGCGCTCTCATCAACCCGCTCTTTAACAAACAACCCATCAACCATCTTGCCTTTGCGGTGTCGTATATCTTCATAGGCATGAGCCATACAGTCATGGAGTGATAGGTTGTTTCGATGTGCCAAGTTGCATAGCACTACGATAATGTCTCCGATGTCGTCAATGATTGGCTGGCTGTTCATAATGTTTAGCCGCAACTCCTCAACTTCTTCTAAGAGTTTCTCAAACTGCTGGTGGTCTGTTGAACCGTGGATAAGATTACGGTCATGATGCCAGTGAATAATTCTACTTTCTAATGTATATGCCTCAGTCATTTACTTTCTTCCTCTCTTATATATCTAAGTAGTTCATCTGCTGTTACATCCCATTTACTACAGGCTTGCATTAAAGTTAACAAGCCTTTCATAAAATCGTTGTGTGCTGCTGCTAAGTTCTGACTCAATCTATGCTGCCCTCTGAAAGTAATCTTGAATAATTGTTTGTCGTTTATTTCTGGTGGCTGCTATGTTCCCCGCTGCTGATTGTCTCTTAGTAATAGAGTGAGTAGACCAATCAGTCAGTGCATTGTAAAAAGCCCAGCGGTTTGCACCAAGTCGTCTTCGATATGTGTTCTGCCAAGTGACCCAGATATATTCTAGTGAGCTATTTACTCTGGGCATCTCGTCAAGAACTTGACCGGGGGTATAGTCCGGGTTGGTGTTGATAATCTTTAAGGCTGATGTGGCGTTGATAGCTTCAGCGGCTGCTGTAAATGCTTGGATGTCAGTCATTGCTTCGTTACTCCACTGGCTCCAAAGCTCTCTCTCGTTTTCAAACAAGTCCAGTGCCTTAGTGATAACCCTACCGCCCAGCTCAATGTTTAAGTGTCGAGTATGCTTAGCTTTAAACACAGCAACCTCACCGGAAACAAACACCTGAAGATTAGTACAAGCTTGTTGTATAGCAGCGGCACTAATCATAAACGGCCATGTCCCATCAAAGCTTGACACTGCTAACAGTCCAAGGGATGCAGTGTCACCGTCTGGTGTGGTAAAGGTATGGGCTGGTAGCTTATACTGTACAAAGGTTCGAGAGCCGTTGTGTGATGTCCTGATAGTCTCTTGAATCCCTGTTGTGTCTAAGTCAGACCGCTCAATGATAGCCCTTGTAACATCAATCATCTCATGAGGTGCAACTGCTTTGTAGTCTAAGCCATGAACACCAAGCTGTGCTCCAGTGTCTTCACGGTAGATTACTTTCTTAGTAGTGTTCTGTACACTAGCTGCTTGAGTATGGTACTGGAGGATAGCTTCACCTATCTCGAAGCCTGCCTCGCCATAGCCACTACGCTTTAGCTCTGTCATATCTGATGTGTTTCTAAACATATTTACAATAGCATTCATATCAATCTTCTCCTAAGCAAGTTGCACATTGACCACTGTCGTAGCCATTATTAGTAGCTGCACCGCAACTGAAACACTCATAGGTGTCGTCATCAGGGCAGGGTCTGTTATGTTCTATCACGCTACAACTCCCTCGGTTCCGTTAATGTCTTTGATGTTCTTAAAGCTAATGCTTCGAGAGCTACCATGCTGTAGATAAAACGCCCACTTATAACAGTGGAAGATGTTGAAGCAGTCGCCCTTACTGACCTCGAAGCGGTTCTTAATTGTTCTACGTCTTACAATAAAAGACTTACCGAATACTGTACCGTTTTTCTTACCGCTAAATACTGCTGAGTGTGTAGCTTTTGCGACTAAGTTGAATAAAGTTTCCATAGTTTGTGACCTATTGTAGTTAATTGGTTTCCGATTTTACTTGACAGCCGACACCGACCCTGTTACAATAACTTAATGTCTTATAAGTTAGTTCGTAAGAACTTACTAACTTATAAGTCATTAAGTAATTGTTCTTATTTACTTGATTGTATTATACACTTGGTTATAAAGTTCAGTTGCAATGTCATCTAGTGTTTCAACCATGTCCTCATCTGGATTAAAGTCTTTGTCTTTAGCTAAGAAGGCTACACTAGTGTTTAAGTCTGCTAATATGTTGAAGAAATCATCTTTATTGGACATATTATTTACCTTTTATTGATTTGTTTAGTGTGTTTTGCTGTATCATAGTAATTATGTAGGGCTTATCGCTATACATACGCCCTACTTTGTGAGCATCTTCTAAACTAAAGCTAAAACTAGGGGTATCAAACTCTCCAAGCCAGTCAACACGCCACAAAACATTGCCTTCTTCAATTATATCTGAGCTTTTCATGTCGTCCTGCCTCATCTAAGTAACCGATTAGTTCTTTAAGTGGTATAAGTTCTAGCAAATCATAGAGCGGCTGGCCTTCGCCGTCCCTCATATCTTTCCATACCTGCTCCATAGCAGCTAACACCGCCTCGTCTTTAGTCATGATGCAATCTCGCTTTAGTCTTATCCATCCAAGCTTCAAAGCTACGGCGGTGTATCTGTTTATACTTACCGCCGCCTAGCTTAATAACTTTTTGTATATAGTGATAGGTCTTTAGCCCCTCCATTGCCTTGTTTAAGTCAGGCTCCATAGTGAAGCACCAGATATGTTCGGCACAAGTCTCTTTAAATTCTTCTTCAGTGGGTAGCTGCAAGGTTGTCTCCTGTCAGATAAGTATAGTGTACTTCGCTTACATGGTTACCATCTTGCCACCGCTTAGACTTGGTAGCTAAGAACTCACACCATGAATTCCATAGATTCTCACAGCCATAGTCCTCACATAGTCCTATGTAGTTCTCTATCTTGGCCCTATTAGCTTGGCTGGCCTTGTCTGTCTTAGGCTTAGGGTTAAGTGTAAAGTCTTTAGCATCTAAGTTATACATTCTAATGTTGTGAACATCCATACAACCAACCAGCCCAGCAATCAACTGACAGCAGAAGCCTGCCTTTGGTATGCCTAAGCCGTCAACCCTTAGGAAGATTATCATTAAGCTGTAGGCTTTCTCGTTGTCAGACTTACTAGAGTTAAGCACTGCCTTGACCTGTGAAAACATCATATGTTTATTGGACATAAGGTACTCATAAGTCTTTATCTTGTTACCCCATAAGAACCTAGACTCTAGCTTGTTAGCTCTTACATCGGCTATCTGGTCACCAACACCCAGCCAGTTCTGTTGAATGCTCAGAGCTACCATCAATATAGTGTCTCCAAAGTTATCAGCATTACGCTGTGAATATTCTTGTACTGCTTTGCAATGAGTATTGAACATCGGCATTTCCTCGGTGGTGGTTTACCCTACAACTGAATGTCTTTTAAGTTAGTTCGTAAGAACTCACTAACTTAAAAGTCATTAAGTAGTAGGGTATATATTAATTATTTAAACCATTTAATCTGTTGGGCTAGTTTGGCATCCCATAAATCTAACGCCTCTTTAACTGTTAGGTCATAGTGACCCCAGAATATATCCATCTGGCCTCCCTCATCTCCCCAACTATGTAACATATATTCACCTTCAGGTCTAAAGTTATTCTCTGTTTTAGGTCGATGGCTAATACAGATTCGTAGTATACCACAAGAACTTATAAGCTTAGCATCTAAACGTGACTGTAAAGTCTTTTCTAGTTCATTTGAAGTGTTCATATATCATCATCCTCTCTTTCACTATATTTAAAGAGCAACACTGTTACCGCTGCAACTAGACAGATTGTAAACAAATCAGCTAACATTCTACACCTCCACTTCTATTTCTTGTAAGCTTTCAAGGTCAACATCCTCGGAGGGATAGATATTAACCTCGTTATAATTCTCTAGCAAACTAGATGCTACGTCTCTAGCAATGTCTAAGTCTTCACATATAATTCTATTGCCATCAAATATAATATTAAACATTCTCTGTCGCCTCTTTTTTGTTAACCATCTTACAAGCTAAGTTCCAAGCCATAATAGCACCCATCCAAGCTGCTGCCTTCTCACTACCGGAATAGCTTTCTATTCTATCTTCTAAGTCTTTCATATCTTCGGGGGTCACAAAAGCAGGGACTGATTTAATCATAATTTTATACCTGATGGTGAAAGTGAAGGGCCATTGTAATGACCCGATATAGATTTGTCAAGTCTTATTTCGCAGAAAGAATTTCAAGGATTTTATCCATCTTTGCTTCTAGCGAATCAACACGGCTTGTAAGAGTTTCTTTTTTCGCAGTAGCCTTTGGCTTTGCTTTTGCCTTTGCTTGAACCTTCGAAGCAGCTTTAGCTTTCTTGAAAGCCTTTGGCT